AGTGTCGTTCAGGTCGGTGAAGAATACTAGAACTGAATGGCCTACCCTAGAAGCCGCCTACGAAGACAATCTAAACGTCAATGGAGTTCCGGTACTATACTTACACAGTAAGGGCGCAAGCTACGCCGTAGACGACCCTAGAAGCCAAGGGGTTAGAAGCTGGGTCGATGGCCTTCTGTATTATCTCGTAGAGGATTGGAGAACCTGTTTTTCCATGCTACGAGGTGGCGCTATTTCGGTAGGTGCTAACAAGAGGAATGATCCCACCCCTCACTATTCGGGTAATTTCTGGTGGATCATGTCCGATGCTTTTAGAGGACTGCCTAATCCAAAGCTCCAAGACCAGACATTCAATAATAGACATGGTGCTGAATTCTGGATAGGTCATTTAGGTTCAATCAATCTGAAGAATCATGGGCTTGTAGGTTTCGAGTACACTAAGATTATTCCACGCGAACTATATGTTAAGCCATTAAAGCTGTCAAGGGCTGTGAAAAATATTTGCATTCACGTTGATTCTAAGATGGATTTGACACCATTTAAGAATTCGATGTTACCTCATGAAGTCTACCAGAACTGCTATTCTTCATATGCCATCTCGTATTTGGACTACATAATAGACAATTACGAAAATCTGTCTGACTACAATTACTTCATCAGAACAAGTCAGGTTGTTAATCAGTCACCTGATATTTTTGATCGAGTGGAAAGTGCAGTACCCCTATATTACGAGCCATTGACTCGAAATGTATTGAACTGCAACAATAATGGCGAACCGCATCACCCCGGATTACCACTCCAGCGTTTCTGGGATGCGATCTATCCAGAATATTCATGTCCTGAGTCATTTACTTTCGGGGCTGGTGCTCAATTTGTTGCCAGTAGAGATGCAATTTTAAGCAATTCGCTCGACTTCTACATTAACGTGAGAGAGTTGATCTCTAAGAGGTTGAACCCTATAGAAGATTTCATTTTGGAGAGAATGTGGAATTCTATATTTGGTGAAAAATCCGCACCTCTGATTGACTTCGACTTGCAAGTATTTGTGTTCAACTACGGACAAATGGACAATGCACTGAAGATTAGAAACCAATTTGATGAAATTGGCGTTAGTGCCGTCATATTGGATAGCGACAGTGGTAATGAAGTTCCTGATTTAGAATACGTCCACGCCTTTGACAATATCTACTATAGTGGATTGTGGAATGAGGCTCTCGGAATGTTGACCGGAAGTCACATGATGATCATTACCTCCGACGTAACTATTCCAGATGCTAGAAAAATGGTGAACAATGCGAAATCATTCTTCAAATCTGAAAAAGCCGCAATCTACGCTCCAAACGTAAATTACACTTTCTGGAATTATGAACTATCTGCATTACCTGATCATTCGAGGGATATTAAGGTAGTCCCAAATACAGATGGAATGTGCTGGATGCTATCGTCAGATGCGGCCTATTCTGTGGGTAATGTAGACAATGAAATTAACAAGATCGGTTTTGGTATTGACTTACTAGCCGCAATGTTTGCGACTAAAGATGGGAAAATTGTTGGTAGAGATTACTCTATCACGGTATCCCACCCACAAACCAGATCTTACGATAGTGCAGACGCAGAACGTCAAGAGTTTGAGTGGATAAATACACTTGGGTATTTTAGAGAGTATCTACAGTATCGAAACCACTACAGCATGAGTTTCTTGCGGTGATGTGATGGGGTCTTAGCGCCCCTCTGTTACAATAAGTTCATGCGCAAACGTCTGGTGATCGAGAAGGACGAGGAGATGTATCATACCCTCGTTAGATTACTCTTGGAAGTCTCTGAATCCCTTCGAAGAGACTTTACTGCAATGGCGGATGGTAATTCATATTCTACCGTCAAGAGAGTTAGAAGGCATTTAACTAATATGCGCAAGATAATCAAGGAAATGAGTGCGGCTACTGCAGATAAAAAGGAGAAAATAGTAGAGGCTCAGTGGGGTGGTATCGTACCCGCAAAATATAACAGAGCTAATCGAAAAAGAAAGGCAGAATCAGAACCTCTGATTCTATAAGGGCAACATGGAACACCAAGTACTAATAGTAGACAATTCATATAAGCCAATGGCTGTCGTTAGCTGGGAAGAAGCTATTGCCAATGTTCTTAGCGATAGATTTTCTGTCTTGGATTATAGCGATAAGATCATTCATTCGGCTCACGATAAGTGGTATCTCCCTGAGATCATTGTTGCTCCTCGTTCCTTGCGCATCAGCAAGAGAGTTAAATTTGACTACGATTCGATAAATGACAGAGATAATAATGTATGTGCGTACTGTGGGGAGAAGTTCTCATCTAAGCATATGACGGTAGACCACATAATCCCAGTTGTTAAGGGTGGAAAAGATAGCTGGTTGAATTGCATCAGTGCTTGCAAGAGTTGTAATAATCGCAAGGCGGGAAGAACTCCTGAAGAAGCAGGAATGAAGTTACTCTACCAGCCTATCGAACCTAAGACAACTCTCGAATTGGCACTATACAAGATGAGATTGAAGGATGAATGGCTACCATATATGCCGATGGTAATCTTGAACGATCTTAAGAACTTAAGAGAGAGGACTGATCGTGCAGAAGAGACAGCAAATAATAGATTTCTGTGAGCAATGTGAAATAGAAATTCTACTATTACCCGAAGAGTTCGACAGTGCGCTCGTCGGACTCTCCGTTAAGTTCAATGAGTATTCTGTTGTATATGATAGTAGGAAATGCATTGAATGTCTTAAAGACAATGACGGAATGGACGAAGAATCAGCAATAGAATATTTCGACTTCAATATACTAGGTTCGTATCTAGGGCCAAATACGCCAACATTCCTAGTTGACATTCCGTAACTATTAAAGTATTGTATTTACACTGAGTTAGCAGAAAGGCACTCGTGCGAAATACAAACATTTGTCAAGATTCTCTCTACCTTAAAGAACCACTTCCAGCCAATGTTCAAATTAAATTAGTGAAATTGGCTCGCGAAGGATCTAAGGAAGCTCAAGACGAGTTGGTAGCTACTAATTTGCGATTTATTCGGATGATTGCTAGGAGATATTCTAATAGCGATGAATATGAGCTAACTGAATTAGTTAATGAGGGTGCAAGCGGCCTTATCAGGGCGATTTATAAGTTTGACATTGACCGAGATATTACTTTTATGTCATATGCCGTATGGTGGATTAAGCAAGCCATCTCCGCATATGTTCGTAGTAAGTCTCGACTAATTCGCCAGCCGGATAATCGACAAGAGGATATGGGATTTACATTTGCTTCGCTAGATAGCCCATTAGGTTCTGAAGAATATGGCAGTATCTCCACATTAGGGGATACTATCGAGCAGACTATGTTCAACGATCCAAGTGAGATTGTCGGATCGAATGAAGTCTTGAGACACATTGACGCTCTTCTGAATGAAATTCCAACAGACGAGGCAACTGTGATCAAGCATCGATTCGGCTTGATCGGTGAGATCATGACCTATGATGAAATTTCTGCGTTTACCAATACGAAGACGGGTAAACTCAAACATATGCTAGAAAGAGGTCTTCGACGCATCAGAAAGAACATTACTCATTCTCCCAACCGAGAAGAGTTGTTACAATATCTTCAGACGGAGTAATAACCGAAGGAGATATTAATGTCTGAAGAGAAGAAACTAGGTCGCCCTTTTGGAAACAGAGTTCTAGTAAAAAGAATTGAACACGAGAAAAAGGGTCAGATCATTCTGTCTGGAAATATGAGTTCAGATGGAAGATTTGTGAAGGGAATTGTCGTTTCGATTGGAGATCCAATCCCAAATATCGCAGGCATTGAGCGAGATCCCGGTATTAAGGTTGGTGAGGTGATTCTCTATAACCCATACAACGCAGTCAAGATCAGTTTCCCAGGTGATACGACATACTACGATTCAATGTCATACAATGAAATTCTCCACATCTTTGATGAAGAGGTCGAGATTGTCGAGCATGAAGAGTTGATCCCCAAAGATCAACAAAGGGCTGGCAAATTCTTCTAACCCAAGGCCCTCGACAGAGGGCTTTATTGTTAAAATAGACTAAAGAGGTCAATGATGGCGTATAACTTAAACCCGAACGAACTGGCTTTTCTTCAGCGATTTTCTGATCATGAGGATATTGCGTCAATTGGCTACTTATTGAAGTCGATTGTTAGTGGAGTTGATCTTACACGAGATGATTTGTTTTCTGTTGAAGATTATTTGATGGATCGGGCGAATGAAATTGAAGGAGAGGGACTTGATGTGCCGCAATGGTTTGATGGAATCCGGAGTATCATCGCAAAGCTAATCAATTCCCCTCAGGGAGGCATAGAGAGCGTCAAGGCGATGCAACCTCCCGGACTACAACCGTTCGGCCAGCCGCCTCTACAGCAAGCTCCAGCGCCTAAGAAGGAGCGCAAACAAAGGGTTAAGGCTGTAAGCGACGAGCCTAAGCCTTCGAAGAAAGAAAAATATAAGGATTCGGAGCTAACTCCCGATAATGTACCTCCTTACCTGAGAGATATTCACGAAATAATCAATCAAGTTGTTGAAGCGCGATGCCAAGAAGAAATTGAACGTAGATTGGTTGCTGAAAAGAAATTAGAGCAACTTCAGAAGATTCTCGGAGGACTGTAATGAGAGTTGTCAAGGAAAAGGCTCCGAAAAAAACAGGGAGATGGTCTAAGATCACCCATGAGATAGCAACCTATCGATACATGGTGAACGATAGAGACGTTGCGGCCATATTCCCTAAAGAAACCAGAGATGGTAAAATCGCGTGGGGTTATTTCATCAAGCGAATCGGAACCGCTAAGGAAATAAACCAAAACAACTACGCAGAGGCTCCAGTGAAACTAGAACCTCACTATACTAAGAAGAGAGATGCCAAGAAAGCAGTTGAATCTGCAGTCGGGGTTATCGCATGGCCTCAGTAACGCCTTGGGAGTTTGTTTCCAACGTACTGAATGGTGTAGATGGTGACGAGGGGTATAATACTTTCCTAACCAATCGCACAATATCGAGTAATCCGAAGATGTTCGGGGCTAGAGTATTTGAACATATCAATTCATATGAGTGGTCGTCAGTTCCCGAACATATTAGGGCAATGATTACGGCAAATTTGCTTAGGAAGGTTCCACGGTTTAATTACAAGTACGTAAAAAACGGAAAAGTGACTAAACTGTGGCAGGATGAAGATATACAAATGGTAATGCTCAGGCTGAATTGCAGTGAAAGTGAAGCCCAATTATATATTCAAGAGAAATTCATTAGTCCTGAGAAATTGGATAAATGGAAACAGGAAGGATTCTATAAATGATTTTAGAAGGAATGCGTAAAGCGGCTTCGTATCTGGAAGCTAAGTTCGGTGGGGAGTCTTTACCTGAAGTTCAAATGCAACGGCTCGCTACATGCTTTGCTTGCGAATGGATGCTGACTGAAAAAAGGAATTCATCCGGACTTCTGGATATTTCAGGTGAGTTAGTACAGAACCCATACTACTACTGCAAGAAATGTGGATGCCCTAAGACTCGATTCTGGCCTGATTCTGAATTACGGAAGAAAGTCACCTTCGATAAAGCTGAATGTCCATTGAATAAATGGGTTAGGTAAATGGAAACTCCTGTATTGGTTGCAGGAGTTACTCCGTTGTGGTGTATTCGTTCATATTGCAAACACAATGGATTAAAGAACCCTGCAATACTGAATAAGCTAATAGTAACGCAAGAAACTGCACATGTGGCTGACCATGCAGTGAAATTTGCGGCAATAAACAAAGAGACTAAAGGCCAGAGAGTATTTGTAGCCTGTTTTAAGAATGCTCAGATTTCCGGCATTTATCTAACTTCAGTAAAAGAAATAACAGTAAGAGGATAAATACTAATAGAGATGGGAATTATAGGATATAGACTGGAGTTGAAGCTCAACAAGATGCAAAGCGTCTTGTGTGTGAAAAGCGCAGGTACTGCGCGTTTTGCATATAACTACAAACTCAAAGAATTGAACGAATCTTACGAGAAAGCTAAAAAGGAAGCAGTCGAACAAGGATTGAAGAAGCCAAACTGCAAGTTTGGCACTTCAATCGATTGGCACAAAGAATGGGTTCGGCTAAAAGCCGAACTACCATGGATTAGAGAAACTTCCAAGTGTTGTGGACAAGAAGCATTAAGAGACTTGGAAGGCGGTTTTAAGCGATTCTTCTCAAAGAAGGCCGGATACCCAGCCTTCAAGCGCAGAGGTATCAATGACGCCTTCCGATTAACGGGAACGGTCAAGATAGGGCCTGACTACGCCCAACTTCCAACTTTTGGAAAAATCAAACTCAAAGAAAAAGGGTACGTCGTTTCTGATGGCGAATTGACGGTCAAACAAGCGACGGTCAAACGCCAAGCCGACCGTTGGTATGTATCCTTTTGTGTAGACAACGGAGTTCCAGATCAGCCTTTATCTGATCTTTCTGAATTTGAAATATCAGACATTGTCGGACTTGACCTAGGAACTAAAGAACTAGGAATTACTTCCGAAGGCGAAGTCTTTGAGAACCCAAAGGCTTACAAAGCCCATTTGACGCGCCTTCGGCGTTATCAAAGAAGTGTTTCTCGTAAGCAGAAAGGTTCGAGCAACAAGAAGAAAGCGATTTTCAAACTTTCTCGCGTACATAGGCGCATCGCGAACATTCGTTCGGATGCGGCACACAAAATGACAAGTTCGTTAACGAACTTAAATACTTCTTTGGCGAAAGCCAAGTCAAAGATTTTGGTTATTGAAAGTTTGCGCCCTAAAAACATGAGCAAAAATCACAAGTTAGCAGGAAGCATTTTAGATGCGGCCTTTGGCCGGATCAAAACACTCTTGACTTACAAGTGTAGGAGAGAAGGTGTCAGGTTGGTGTACGCACCAACCTTCTACGCAAGCTCTAAGTATTGTTCCTGTTGTGGGTGGAAGTATAAAGAACTGTCGCTCACTGAACGAGAGTGGACGTGTCGAGGATGCGGAAAGCATCACGACCGAGATGTCAATGCGGCGAAGAATTTGCAATTTTTCGGAGCTTGGCTCTTAGACTTAACTGAAAATACCGAGAGTTCCTCGGAAATTAACGCTTGTGGAGATGAGAGGTTACAGTTCTTAATCGAACAGTGCTCGTCGATGAAACAAGAATTCGAATCGCAAAGCAATGCACCTCATAACTTTCGGTTTGTTAGAACGGATAAATAAGTACCATGAGTAATGCACTTAACATTGTAGCAATGGCTGAAGCAATAGGGGCGACTGCACCTATTTCAGACGATGAAGGCGTTCTTCGACATGCACCTAATAGCGCACCTACGTACAATAGGGCACTAAGAGATCGAAAACCACCCGTAGAAATCAACAATGAATTCCTCGAAAAGCATAAGGAAAAGGCATTAGCAGGAAAATCCATTGTCGAACTGGGAGAAAAGATTGGAAGTCAGGGGCTTGAGGGTGCTGATGTATTCAATCAAGATCTAGATTCGGTAGCCGCCGCTAGGAATAAGGCATATCGAGTATTAAATGAAGCCATTCAACTCCTATCGGAGAGTGACCTTGATTATTGGTGTCCAGATGATGCAACAAGACAGACCGCTCCAAAGATTAAGACGATCCTTGAGAAGTTTAGTTCGAGGTTGAAATAATGTCTGAAGTAAGAATATGCGGAGTGCCTGAAGTACCAACCTTTATTGAACAGTTTCAGATTAAGAAACTACTTTCGTGTCTCTCTCATTACTACATTGTGGATTCTACATATGGATTCACTCAGTCGGTATTGAATCTGAACCCTAATTATTGGAGAGATCCTAATAATTGGGTAAAGTTGAACATGGAAGATACTCCACGTCCAGATAGCGTAGATGCTCCTACCATGGAAGAGGTTGTGAAGGGTATTACCTTCGGATCTAATGAAATCAGAGCAGGTCAGAACCTATTAGTTCATTGTCAGCTAGGCTTATCCCGATCCCCTGCAATGGCAATTGGAAGCATGATCAAGGCGGGCGATACTATTGAAGGAGCATTCAACAGGGCCAAGCAAGTAAGACCTAGAATCGACCCGAATCCGCTGATCATTCAGTATATTGACGAACACCTTAAGCTAAATGGTGAATTGATTAACTACAATACCGAATATAGGGCTAATACCAAAAAAGACTTGAAGCGAGAGTACAACAAGTTGATGGAAGCATATCTAGATAATCCAAATGTACTTGGAATTATCTTCGAGAACATATCGGCCTTAGACAGACTTTGAAATGTAGAGGCTAGTTAAATCTTCAAGGCGGACTTTAGTGGTTCGCTTTTTTAGTTTATAGCCAAATACTTCATGAATCAACCCTTCAGGTATGTGAAGACACACTGTAACGTACATTTTAGAATCAAACATAGTAACAATGTCAATAACCTTCTTCATTTCAACTTGAGGGAGTAGATTCATTATCCCACTAATATCCAAATCCCGATTATGAGCCATCTTTACAATGTACAGTGAATTCAAATACTCGGCTCTGAATAGCTTATGTAAGTCGAATGATCCAACTTTCTCAATAATCAAGTTCTCATCAGTCGATACGATGCCTCGATCTTCATCTATCATGATTTCGAACTGGTCTTTGTCGAGTAATTCAACCGTATAATCTGGATAGACAGTGTCCTTCACTGTTAATAGCTTTTCAGCGGTCTTTCCGTCATTCATAATGTCAGATACGCTGAGATATGAGATGTCTGTAATATGCCCTTTTATCAAATCGTCCATAGAATGTGCTAACAGGTTACAGAAGTTAACCAATTCTTTGTAATTAGTAACGGACTTGTAGGGATTTATTTGATTATATGTGTTGCCGAAGAAATATAGATACCCGTTAACGTCGGCTACGTTCGACTTGGTTCTCATTGAAGTAATAACCATTCTACCTGCGCGAGTCTTAAACTCAACCGTACCGTGTTTGGTATACTCAGCAAAAAGCTCTACGGGTAGCTGTTTTAACGTAACTATTTTCTTAATCATCTATCGCATTTGCGCTTAACAACATACTTGCCATTACCTATTTAGTTATTATCTACAGTTGCTTCGGTGATGTTTGAACATGTTTTAATTGCTAGTTGTATTTTTGAATTTCCACTATTGTCTGTTTGAAATAGGTTATTAAAACCCCAACAAGGAGTAGCACCTGTTAACGAAGGAACCCAGTCAGCGCCAATAGTTAATGTTATCTTAGAATATGCCTCATCAGCAATCGAATCAAAAATATCGAGACTACTGCTACTTGGAATTCTAAGATATACAGTATCGTCACTAACATATTTGTCCCACGTAGGAACTCTGAATGTTAATTCACCTTGCGAATATTGCTCTAGTACAGTATCCTCGTAGTAATAAGGAACTCTATATTCACATGAAACTATTTTTATCTTAGTGCCAGATCTCTGCAATTCAACCCTAATAATGTAGGCTCTACTATCCTTACTAATAGATGATTCTGAGTCAACCACATGATTATCCAAGTAGCTTTGTAAATATATGAATCCAGCCCTCTCATCTGTCTCTGTAGTGAGAATTAATATTCCCTGACCCTTATTGAATGTCAAACCAGACCCATAATAGGTTGACGCATTTAACATAATTGGCTTCATTAGCGATCTAAAGTAGAATTGCTTAATATCACCGTCTACCCAGTCATCAGTCACGGCAAAGGCAACATGAATAGCCACGACTTCATCTTCATTAATATCACTTACTGCTCGACTACCGACGCGAGTGCCGAAATAATCGTATATTTCATTCGTAATGAGATTAGGGTCATTAGGGTCATTATAGTCAGGACTGAATGGAATCCCGCTAGAATCTTTTATTGGTTCGTTGCATAGAACTGTTGGATCTGCATATGAATAGTATACCTCAGTCTGAATAACCTTTCGATCAATTCGCTCATGGGATAAGTCATACACCGCAGAAACTCCTGAATATAGCGGAGATGTGATATATCCATCAACATCATATACGATGGTTGAAGGGTCTGTGATTTCTGTATAAGAGCCACCGTCATATGTGTAGTATGGTTCGCCAACAGGCATTCTATACGTTGGACTACCCGGAGGATCTCCTATTGTAGGTGGATTCTGGAAATATACGGTGTTCGCAATGGCGCTTCCACTATGCACAATAGATGCATCTGCAACATAATTGAGATCCTCACCGCCACTACCGCCTCCGAGGTACTTAAATAGACCCCCGTTCTCGGAATATCTAAACCTATTCTTACTCTGGTTGTAGTATATTACACCCTTGCCTGTTTGCGCGAGTGTTGATTGTTCTATTACCTTTTCTCCTGTAGTGGTAATTGCAATAGAAACAGGTCCAAAAATTTGGGTTCCGCTTACAATCTCTACACTACCAGTCCCATATAAGCTAAAAACTCTACGAGAACCTACTGCATTTGCTGAATCATTGACGTAGTCCCATAGGAAAATATCAATTGCGTTTTCACTGTTAGATGTCGTTGAGTGGCGAGTTCTGAAATTATGTCTATACTTTCCATTGTCGTTAGTAGGGCACTTTCGTTGAATCCAAGAAGAAATTGTACGAATCCAGCCTGTCCGGGGAGATTACCGTTCCTAACTTCGAGTGAACGGATCTTACCTTTACCAGTGGCAGGGTCTATACTTAGAGATTTGAATAGTTTAGATCCATCATAGTACGATAAATTGAAATTCTCGTCAGTCCCGTAAGATGTCATCCAGCTATTGGTGTATCCATCTCTCGCTAGGATATTAGCCGAATAGAAATCACCCTGATATGCAGTGTTCTTTGGGTAGAAGGTTCCATCGCCAGATGCAAAAATGACAGAAGGAGCCTTAAAAGACCCATTTTGTATGCTACTTAGTAAGAATTCGTAGTTAGCATATGCTCTGGAATCCTTTAAGATACTATTCCCTAAAGAATTTTCTAGTATGCTTTTTGATATTGGAGAAGATTCTACTCCAGTGACATCTTTAAGGTTCAACATGTGAATTATTTATCTAAGGTTTCTATTTGATCTTACTCGAAAAAGAAAGACCCTCTTTCGAGGGCCTTATTATTAATCTAGAGGTTCGGTAATGATCTCTTCGTCTAGAGGGTCTGTATTTTTACTGATCTTACTCAATACGCCCTCAGAATACTTATCGAATCGTCCAGTCATACCGAGAGACTTACACACTCCCTTAATTACAAGAATGTCCCCTGCCTTCACTTCAGCCTTAGCGACGGATTCCTTGATTCCAATGAAGAATCCATCCAACTCAGCCCTAGTAAATACAACATCTAGCTTTGCAGGGGGCGTGATCTTAACCTTCTGCTTGCCTTCCTCATCGAGAATAGGCATCTTCTTCTCATCGACAGCAGGTTCTTTCTTACTATTGTCGCGGATTCCTTCTGCAATGCGCTCGTTGATCTTAGACGCAACGAATCTAGCGACTTCACTTCCGTCGAAATATTCACCTAGCTTGTAGATTGCGAGGTATTCTTCGGTGCTTAGGGTCTTTTTGTACGTTTCACTCATTTGAGATCCTCTTGTAGGGGGTTGATTTGTATATTTAGCGACGTTTTTCCACGAAAAATCACACCAGCCTATCACCTAATAGTAAATCTAAGTACGTATTTGCCGACTTAGATGCATTACAACCTGTGAATGAGAAGCATCCCTTATGAATTACCCTTTCAAGGTTGAGACTATTGCAATAGACATCCCCTAACTCCTTTTCTTTTCCATGACACTCATATATTTTTCCATTAGGTTCACACATAATAAATGAAGACCCCATAACAGACTTGTTAATTGCGAACTTGTCGTAGTCTCCGAACAGTACATGCTCAATTTGGCTTCTGATTGGGCGTGGATTTGGATATTTTCTACCATTGTAGTCACCCTCAAAGGCAGTTATTTCATATAGGTATCCATTGGAATTGAGGTATTCTAGGTGTTTACTGTATAGGTCACATGAATTCTCATAGTATTGTGGGTGTGCTACGTAGTTGATCACGTATTTGAACTTATTTTCAATTATGAACCTCATACACTCTTCGAATGTCTTCAGATTTCTAAATTCTGGATGGAATCCAACCCTAAAAAATAGACGACCTCTTTCAATTTCTAGGAGTTCTGGTTTACTTCGAACGAGTGAGGCGTTAGTTGTTACCACAACTCGATTAGTCTTACACAATTCTACAATCAATCGTTCGACATTAGGGTAATACAGAGGCTCGCCGCCCGTTAATGTGATGATCCACTCATCATTTAGGTTAGATCTGACGAAGTTGATTAGCCTATCAAAGTCTAACCAATCGGTGTAATCGTGTTTCAGGTGGCTCCTAGCGACCCAAGCGTTATGTTCGTTCGTTACGTACTCATCTAATGCAGATTGACCCCGCTCACGTAGAATATCAGCCCTCTTATTGACCTCTTCAGGTGATAATTCCTTATCGTGTAGTAGAAGATTACCAGAATCGTCTAATTTCAGGGGTTCTGAGAATTTATCTAAGCCTCTACTAGGATCTGAAATACAATAAGTACATTTGAAGTTGCAGTAGTTAGTTAAACATACTTCAAATACCTTCATACACCCTCACTATTTTGACATGTTGTTTAGAATTGCCCTGAAATTACGGACAATGATTCCAGATTTTCCATATGCTTCATATTCTAGCCCGTACCCTTCAGCATTTTCATCTGGTAGGTAGAAAGATATTCTAACTCCTCTCAATTGACCCTTATCTTGTTGCTCCATGTGTATTACTTCATGCGCAATTGAACGCAAAACATCCAAAAGACCTCGATTCTTGCAATAAATCACTATGAATCTCTCGTCAGGCAATACATATGCAAGCCTAAGGTCAGTGGCGATTGATATAGTTCCATCTTCGAATGATTGTTTCAATTCAATCTTAACAGGAGCTTTCACAACTAATACCGAAAATAGATATTCAACAAAAGCCTTAATTAGTTTCTTGTCAATATCGCTCCAATTATTTTCTTTCGAGTTCAAATGTAGTTCATGGGCCATGTTCGTATTTATTGGATAAAAGAAACCCCCTCATTCGAGGGGGCTTACATTATGCGTCGAACGCCACCAGAATATCCTTAACGATCCTACTTCGCTGAACATCGTCTACACCCATTTCAACAATGGCAATGTTTTCGATACCATGTCCGTCATCGCCTCGGAGCTTCTTCTTAACCGAAGACAGTCCAGATTCTTCACGATGCTTGTTTTTCCTATCGTCCTGAGAAGAATCTCCAGTTAATACCATTTTGGTATTTCCGCAAATTCTAGTCAACAAGGTCAATAGAGTTACCTCGTCAAAGTTCTGAGCTTCATCTACAATAACGAAAGCATCTGAGATATTGCAACCTCTAGCAAAGGCCGCAGGGTACAATACAATTCTCTCATTCTCAATGTACTCGTCATACACATCTTTACCGATCAATTCAACCAGTGCTTCAGAGATTGGACTCTGATACGGGTCGATCTTCTCGTCAACACCCCCCGGCAAGTATCCAATATCACCACCAACAGCAACTAGCGGCCTAATGACGATAATCTTGTTGATTCTATTGTCTCTGAGCATATTCAATGCCATGACAAGAGCAATCCTAGACTTACCAGTACCTGCCGCACCTTCCACGATGGTTACGATGTGCTTTCTAATGGATTCGACAAGGATCTTCTGATTCTCTGTGCGAGGGGTGAAGTATCTACCTCTAGCATCCTGATAAATCGCATCCTTGTTCCACTTGAATTCGGAGTCATTTGTGTTTTTGAAGTATTCTTCGATGAGGTCTTCGAGTTCATCTTCGGTTACTTCGTCTACATCATACTCAGAGAGAATTCGATATACTTGTTCCAAAACATTCACAACAGAACGCAACTTGTCGGTCTTGCCCACTGCAGAGACAAATCGAGTCACGTTCTTATTCTGTTCATATTCAGTGAACGAAACAAGCTCCTTTAGTCTACTGATCGTGGATGGGGTTAATACCCGTGACCTGTAGTCTTCCGGCAAATATAGATAAACATCTGAGGATATTGAATTCTTCTCAGACTCTTCTACCTTCTTACGCTTCTTTTTAGCGTAAGTGCTTTTCTCTCTCATGACTATCCTTTCTTTCTTTCCAACCGACGAATACGCTCTAATCTGCCGATGTCGAAGGCTTGGAACTTTTCGGACCTAACTGGATATGTATTTTCAACACTAGAGTTAAGTCCAATTGAATAGGCCGCATGATGTTTTCTTACCAGTTTCTGCAGCTTCTTTATTTCTTTGTAGTCCATGAGAATCTCAATGGGTTAGTGGTTTATTGTGGAGGTCCACGACTATATTTAGCAAGGTTCGTGTTACAATCCTCAAGAGGAGGGCGATGACATGACAGCTAGAAGAATCGACGCATGGGAGCGTATACAGGTTCGCGAACGTAACCGACTATGGTATTTTTTCAAATACACTTTGAA